CCTTTATTTTAATTATGGTTTTTGAATCACCTTTTTTGCACTGTTCAAACTCTCCTACAATGCGTGCTACAAAGGTAGGGTTGTCGTCTTCAATAACACCAGAATCTACGATGCCGTCTAATGTGCTTTTCATTCCTATTAAACAATTATCAATGTCAACTTTACGCCAATGATAAAATTTGTAATAGACTTCAAGCTCACCTTGCAACGCAGAAGGATTGTTTTGTTTAGCTTCCAATCCTAATGCGTATGCAACTTCTCTACGGCTTCTATTGAAAATACGTTTTACCACTGGCTTAGACTTAGAGTTGCCTCGTATCTGAGCCGGTGGTATATCGTATAGTATTATTTCTACCATATGTCTTCTTGGCTAACTAGCCCAGACGAATCGTCATCGTCTGTTTTATCCCATGGTAAAGGGTCGGACTTTTCTTCTGATTCTGGTGACTCAGGTAATTCAAGTCCTTGCTTCTCAAATATCCAAGGCATTATTTCGTTATACGCCTTTTCTAAATAATCTGTAAACGGAATATCATCTTGTGATTTGTTTGATATGTCTACTGATTCTTGAACTTGAGCTCGTTGAAAGGCAAGGTTTATTGCTTGCCCTATACTTGCTCTATTGTTGTAAGTATTATCTCTTTCTTTAGATACACTTACTACCTTTTCTTGAGAAGGTTCTCCTTTCATAACAATCTTACTAACTTCTTGAACAGCATAATTATGATAAACATTTTCATCTTTCTCTACTGTCTTTCTGTCAGTGTGAAACTCTATATAGTCTACATGTGTGACCAACAGTGATCCAAACTGTTCAGCATTTGATGTGTCAGAAACTACTGCTGCAAAATCGTTATGATTTAAGAATTTATCCATTGCTGCTTCGTTCCAGACATCTACTTTTGCTGGTTGTCCTTTTGAATCTACTACAAAAGGTTGGCTGTTAGCCGGTTCTTTTATTTGTAGTTTCAACATTGGACCTCTTTCAGGTACATCGTACCCGATAACTTTAGCTTTTATTATAGCCATCGTTTTCTCCTTTGTTTTGTTGATTGGTTTGTTTTATGTATTCTACAACTTCGTCTAAAGCATACAATAAGTTTTTACCTGGTCGGTATGGTTTGGGAAAGTTTGGTTTACTTTCCCCCCATCTAACTATTGTTTGCGGAGTTACTCTACATAACTCTGCTACTTCTTCCTTAGTTAAGAATAGCTTGTTGTCTTGAGTCATTTACTCTCCTAGTTTTGAACTAAATTTATTACAAAGTTTTTCTGACTAAAGAAAATAATAACTTTGTCTTGTGTGCTTACTACTTTGTGTACCAACTTACCTTCTTGTATATAATTGTAATCTATACGTTCTTCCAACGTTCGTTGTAGAAGGTAAGGGTCAATCGTAGCGTCAAACACTTCAGGCACTGTAGGGTTTTCGGGTTTGCCTTTTCTGTTGTCACTTTCGTAAATGTAATCGTACACCATACTAACCTTGAATGTTATTAGGGTACTCACTATCTAGTCGTGCAACCAATTCTCTGCTTAAGTCAAAAGCATAGTCAATACCATGCTGACTTTCTACAGTGCAATCATATGTCTTTACACCTTTTACTGATGTAGAAACATTGATTCTTATGCGGTCGCCAGTGCTAGTTACTACTGTACTTACTACTTGAGGTTCTGTTCGCTTTGTTGCTACCATAACATGTCTCCTTTAATTGTTTTTCTCTGCTTTTATTTGTTTTATTTAGTGATAACAAAGAACAGGCACTGGGTACTTCATTAAAGTAACTTTCCCTATTTTTAATTGTACAAACCTTATAACTAAAGTCACTAAGCTACTTTGTTATCACATTTTTATTCACTATATATATTATATCATTGACTATCATTCGATGTCAAGTTATAACAAATTCATTTGTTTATTAAACTTAAGCGGCACAGGGTTGCCTTCTATTTGTTTTAATATATGACTGACAATAAGCGTGGTAAATCCGTTGCCAATCATTCGGTAACGTTGTGTGTCGCTAACTCCTTCGGTGTAATTGTCTGGTAACGTTTGCAATCTTTCGCACTCTACAGGTAACAAACGTCTGATATTACTTTTGTCTAAAGGAGCAGCATTTTCTGACACATAAGTTGCAATGTTGGCTCTTTGCATTTTGTGATAACTTGCAGTCAGAGCTCTTGCTTTCTTAGGGTTTATCTCTCCTTTGTTGTTGTACTTATCAGCCGTAATATAATCTACCATTTTACTAGACAAGTAATACTTATCTTCTATTTTGTTTGGAGCAGACGCTTTAAGGGTAGGATTTTTCCCGTGTGTTTGAGTTATCCTTTCTGACATTTCGTACACTCCGTCTTTTTCTACAAACTCTGTTATTATTTTATCCCACTCGTTTGTAGTGATGTTTAATATTTCTTTTAACTTGTCCCATATTTCCGCAGGTGGTATAGAAAATGAACTGTCTGTTCTAAACCAATGCTCTGTTTGAGTTAACGGAACATTACAATGCTCTGCTATTTCTTTAATTGAGTTACGTTTATGTTGCCGTAACATTTGTACCAGTGCATCTGTGTCGACTTCATGTTTTCTTACTTTTACTTTTTGTTTTTCAATGCGTGTGTATATTTTTTTAGTAACAGAAGGTATGTGTCCTCCTCCTTTTGCAGGTCTAATAGTAACCGACTTGTTATAATGCACTCTAGGTTTGCTTTCTTTAAAACCTCCGTATATGTTTGAATACATAGGCTCTGTTGCATCGCTTTCTAATATGTCATTAAGAACAATTCCAAGGTCTTCAGGCTGCTTTACTGCCGGAATGTTGGTCCAATATAATCTGTTCCTACTTTGTGCACTTAGAAGAGAACTGTTAATCTCGATTGGCTCAACTCCTAAGTGTTCTGTTATAACTTGCTTATGCTTCTTTGCCATCCTGACATTTTCTAACAAGAAATATCGTGGCTTAATTTCTTTTAACAACCTAACAAACTCAAAGAATAGTTTAGACTGAGGGTCGTCAAAATTTAATCTTCTTCCCGCAAACGAAAAGCCCGTACAAGGCGAGCCCCCGACCATCAGGTGTATGTTACCTAGGTCTTTACCTTTTATGTTCCTTATATCGCCTAATTGGACTGTTTTTGGGTAGTTCTTTTGGGCTATCTGTATCGCATACTTGTCAACTTCGCTAGAATAATAAGTTCCATACTTAATTCCTGCTTGGTTAAGAGCTACTTGCGTACCAGACAATCCATCAAACGCACTAAACACGTCTCCTATCTGCATTTATTCCTCCTTATAATTTTCAATATCTTGTTTGAAGTTTTCTACTTTGTAAGTTCCGTTAGCTATTTCCATTAAAGTACACACGGCTCTGTATTTAATATCTTCTCCTAGCCATGACTCAATGTCTTCAAAACTAATCTTCCCTTCTTGTATTCCAAAATAGTTCATCATTCCTCCTTTAATTTTTCTCTCTCTGTTTTTGTTTACCATCCGTATTTATCTTTTGATTTTTTTATCAAATGACTTTTGCTTAAAGCATTTCTGCTCATGTAATACTTTCCGCCATCTGTGTTTAGCCAACCTATCCCTTCTGCTTTTATTGCTCCTTTTATAATCGCAGCAATAAAATATACCAGCGTGTCTGTATCTACTAAACTAGACACACGATACTTTGGATTTCTTTTTCTGCCAAACGAAAGTCTAGGCACTTCTTTCTTTCTGTATCTCACTATTCCTCCATAAAATTATTTATTACATTCCACCCACTATCTAGGCACATCTCATGAAAAACTTTAATAATTTTGTCACTTGTTAGCCAATCATATGCCTGTTGGTCTGTCCATTTAGGATATCCCTGATGTTCTCTTTCGTTATGTACATCTTCAACACTCCATGCAGTAGTGCATTTTATTGGTGGATATTTTTCTTCTTTGATTCTTTTTACTCTTAGTTCGTAACAAGAATCACATTCTATATGTGCTTCCATTTGTTTCTCCTTAAACAATTTCGCTTTCTATACTATCTATTACGTAATCTCCTCTTTCTTTTTCTGTTGCAAACCACATTGCATCTTCAACTTCGGTATAACCATTCTCTTGATAATTAAATCCTCCGTTTATTTTGTCTTTAATTAATGTTGGTTTGTCGTAAGATTTCATAAAGTACAAGCCATGTATGAGTCCGTTGTTGTCTCCTTCAAGCTCTTCGTCATACCAATTAACTTTCTTCATAAAACTGTATGGTCCATATATCTTGCCCATAATTTTTCTCACCTCCTTTAATAAAAAACAGAGAGGAGGACAAAGGTACAGCCTCCTCTCTACAATAAAGAGCATAGGGCGAGTTAATCCCTATGCTTTCTTTTTACCTTTTTTCAAAGGGCACTTTCCTTCTTTGCTCATGTCTGGTAAGTCTTTTATCTTTAGTATACCTAACACTATGCCCCCACTCAACTTTTGTTTTTGTTGGCTAAACATTACGTCATTCCCTTTCACTATATAACAGCCAGGAAAAGGCTTGTCCCCGTTAGCATTTTTGTATGTTACATGTACGTGTAGTAGTCCATACTTCTTTGCTCTCCACTCAGCTATCCCTATTGATTCTTCGCCTTCTCTTCCCAACCATACAGGAGAATGAATGTCGTATACATAGCCTTGATTTATTTTAGCCATGTTACTTTCTTTCTGAACTTAAGTTAATAAATTAATCTTGCTCGTAAAATTGCCAATGCCATTTCACCATATCAACTGTCACATCATCTATCTTTTTCCTGTGCTTGTCTTTAGCCCCTTCTGATATTAGTTCAATCGCAATTTGTGCTATCTCTACTAAGCTATTAGAAACTCTGTATTGCTTCCATGATTTGCCTACTTGTACGTAGAGCATGAACCATTCTGGAGCATAACTATTGTCAGCCCCATAACGAGCTTGATCTCTCAAGATTATTAACAATCCCCATGCTTTATTGTGCAAACTTGCAACTGCCCATGGAGATATCATGTTTTCTCCTGACTCTGCAAAGTGACTTGTGTCTTCAAAGCCCATGTTATGTAATATAAACTGAGCTCTGTCTATTGTCTCTATGTCTTCTGCTGCTATCAGCTTGCTTGTTTCTTTTGTAAAGTTTCCGTGTAGTACGATTTCTGCTGCCATGTTTTCCTCACCCCCTTTAATTTGAACTTGGATTAATAAAATTATTTTTTATTGTTCTTCATCTTCGTCTGTAAATACAATAGTCACGCTAGCTGTTCTGCCTTCTGATGTTTTGGTTGCATACACCGGGTATATACCATCTCCGTATGCAGTGTCAGTTACAACAGCAGTATGTTTGTCTACGACTGTGTTTCCGTTGTCACGAAATTGATTTGTCCACAACACTTCTTGACAAAACTTCATCCACCCTTCTCTGTCATGTAACCTTTTGTCACTACTTATGTAACCAGGATCGCCTAGATACATTGTACCGCTATCAACAGCTACATATCCAATTAACTCTTCTTGCATAACTTGTCTCCTTTAATTTTCTCTCTGCTTTAATTATAAACTGGTTGTCAATTTACTTTAGCCAACCTTCGCCTTCATGTCCGTCTTCAATGGACGCATACCATTTTATGTCTACATATGGAAACATCTTCTTTAGTTTCTTGTAAACAGGATATGGCGGACCCCAAGCTGTTCTAAACCAATAGGTTATACTTGTAGGTCTGTGACCTTTCAGTCTGTCTACTTCAGCATGTACTTCTTTAGGATCAGTGTTCCATTTAGTGTCCCAATTTTCGTAAGCCCAATCGTACCAATTGTCTGCCCCATATTTTTCTTTCCACTCTTCTCTCATCTGTATTGGCACTGGCACTACGCCATCGTCAGGAAACGGATCTATTGAGTTCTCTTTCACCGCTACATCTTGATTCCACCACAAGTTTGTTCTGTCTCCGTAAATTGTTTCCGCATCGCCTCTGGTTACATTTTTAAGTACTTCAGGCATTGGAATAACTGCGTCAAGACTAAACTTGTTGTTACCTTTTTTCACTGCGTCTACTATCTGTCCCAACTCGTCATTAGACTTTGGGTCTACAGAAAAGTACACAGTGTTGTCACACCAATTTGGCATAATTCTCACCCCCTTTATTTATTGAATGTGTGTTTCTACCAAGCATCCCATCTTTTGTCGTGAGTAATTCACGACATTAAATAACTGGAAATACGTGTCTTTGTTCTTCATAAATCTTTTCATTTATTTTAGAAACGAAGCATCCAAACCCGAATGCTCCCGCATCATTTCCTTCGTCATCCATCTGTGCAATTATGTGATAAGTAACTGCTGAACCAGGTTTTCGCAATAAAAGCATCGGAGCTTTTGCCCAATTTTCAGGACACTCTACATCTTTCATGTATCTCGCCCCAACTATTTCAAAACCTACTAACTCTTCGTGTATTTTCTTGTCCCAATATGGAACTACATTACCTTTTTTAAACTCTGCGTCTATTTGTTTATCAGTTAAACTCATTTATCTCACCCCCTTTATTCTGTGAACTTGGATTGATAAATTATTTGTTTCTTTCTTGTATTTCATCCCACTTTTTCTTAGCTTTAGGCATTGGTAACTCTATGACAGGTATGTCATTTAGTCCTCTGCTAAAAAACTCATCGTTAGTTTCTGCGACTCCGTTGTAAACACCTGCTTGGTACTCGCCAGACGGGTCTGTCTCTTCGTAACTCGGATCGTTATTTCTTCTGCCTACTATTTCCCAATTAGAAATTTCGTAAACACCATGATCTCCGTCTGTGTCTAGTCTGTCTATGTTACCTACACCGACTGACAACGATCCACCGAAGTAATTACAGATGATTTGAGTTAGCCTTGCTAATCCGTAGTTATCATCTCTAAGTTTCTTGTCTCTGGCATACTTTAGAAACGCTTCTATTGAAGGTCTTCCGCCATTCCAATGGACATAAATTGCCACATCTCTCCACTTTTCTCGGTTAGATATTACAGCTCTGTTTCCCATGTCTATCTCACCTCCTTTAATTTGAACTTGGGTTGATAAAATTATTTGTTTTCTAATTTTTTCAAACTATCTGCTATATCTTTCAGAGAATTTGCCATGTCTACTGTTAGGTAGCTTTTGTCTAGGTTATTAATTTGATTTGCTATATCAAGTAACCTCTCATCAGTTTTTCTAGTAAGACCTTTAATAGCATTTGTTATTCTGCTTATCCCCCTTATCCCCAATAAAATCTCGTCATCAGTCATATCTATCTCACCCCCTTTATTGTATGAATATGTGTTAATAAATTAAATTTTCTTATTATTGAGTATTTCTAAGTCATCATAATCTTTGACATCGAAACCATACTCACTCTCTCCATAAATGTTAGTCACATCGTATACTTCGCCTTCGTCATCATCTTTAAACCACCATACATACAACATTCCGTTTATGTATTTAGATTTGTATGGTTTGTCATCTAATTCACCCATGTATCCTGTAGCTTCCATTATCCATTGATCTCTGTTTTCTTTTGTCTTCATAAAAGTATCTGCATCTTTGCGATCCATGTCTATCTCACCCCCTTTAATCTATGAATTTTGGTTAATAATGTTTGTGATTCATTGCAGGTTCGCCATAGAAATACATATCTCTTTCTACGCCTACTCCGAATACCGGGTCTTTTATTTCTTTTAATTCTTCTAAAGAAAAATACCCTAGTTCTGTGTATGTCCCATGAATGCAGCCGAAGAACATTTTGGTTGTCGGATCGTATTCAAACGCATACCATGTCCACCTTGTTGGTGGCAAGAAAAACTTAGCAATAACTTTGATATGTAAAAGCTCTTTTTCTGAAGTATCGCCTTGTTTCTCGAACTCTCTTTCTAACTCTTTTGTGAGTAACTTCATAACTTATCTCACCCCCTTTATTGTTTTAACTTTGGTTGCTACCGAACCGCCCCTTGTCGTGAGTCATTCACGACATTAAAGTGAATAACTGCGAAACTCACTTGCTGTCTCGAATCTGTCGTGTATGGGTATAGCCCCGTATATATGTATTCCCGCAATTCTTTCTACTGCTGCACTGAATCTGCTGTCCCCAGTTGCGTAGTTACCCCCGAACATTGGTCCGACCATGTTTTTTGGCGGGTACACAGGTACAAGAATAGCTGATCTTCCGTGTCCTTTCTTTAGCTTAACTGCTTTGTGCAGGTTGTCATTGTCTAGTTCTATAGGACCATCGCAATTTACAACAATCAAGTTGTCATGCTTTCCTGACATCCCACCATTAGTACAGTCCATGTCATCTAATCTTTTTTGTCTGTAAACATTTACTGATAATGCCATAGTTTTTTCACCCCCTTTATTATTTGAATTAGGTTTATAAAGTGTCGATATACAAATTCATCTTACATTTGTAGCAATACAAACAGATTTCGTTTAGCTCGTCATTGTCATCTGAGAATCCTTTGATTGATATGTCGTGATAGACATGTTTTGCTAACAGTCCTGTAAGTACTTTCAGTAATTGTTTATCTGATTCTTCTACAATCTTTGCAATTTCTTTACTCATGCTTTTCTCCTATAAGCCCAATTTTTACTAATACTTCTATTGTTAAACTCTTCTCCAATTCCTGTGCTACTTCTTTAATGTCAACGCAACTGGCAGGGTTGTCTAACTCTTGTGTGATGTGTTGTGCTAAGTGCATACGAATTATTGGTTCAGCATTTCTTATTTTGGCATCACAATACTTGCATGTAATATTCATAGCCCCTTCTCTTTCTTTTTTGTTTCTACCAAGCCCCACTATTTTACTTCCATGTCTGCAACTGTTACTTTTTCTATGTGCTTACAATCCTGAATAAACTGATCTATAACTTCTTGCAGATCTGTTTCATTGTTTGCAGTCACAATGTTGATGTCTACAGGATCGTTTTTCATTTGCACTTGAAATTCTAATTCCATGCTATCTCCTTCTTTTTTCTCTGTTTTGTATTGGAGTTCTTTCAAGCATGGTACAGAGAAAAACTACCACACCTGAAAGAACAAGTTTCTTTATTGGTCGTGAATGATTCACGACATTATTTAATTCTTAAAATTCTTAACTTAACTCTTCCATTTATATAATAAATCATTCCTTCTTTCTGTTTCAAATATCCTATAAGGTACATAAAAAATCCTTTAATTTAAAAAACCTGGGAGAAAATTTTCGCACAGGTAAATTGCAATACTAAGTTTCTGTACACCAGGTTTGGTAATTGGCTTTGTCAGGTGGACAAAAAAAAGACAAAAAAAAAGAGACTTAAAAAAAGTCTCTTGTAGGTCAAAGTGAATATTGAAATATGAAATTCTAGTTATTAATTTATTTTACTTTTTTTTGTACTGATTTTTTAACTTTAGATTCATTATCAGTAAGTGAATCTTTTTTATTGGTTTTAACTGCTTTTGTTTTGTCTTCTTGGTATTTTGCTACAGTTGAGAACTTAACACCACGTAAGACTTCAACTAAATATGCAGTTTCATCATTTTTAACACTTGGTAAACCATCAATTTTATTAACTACTAAATTGATTATTTTATTATCAATATCTTTATAGTAATTAGTAACTGAAATTGGATTTTCTAATTGACCAAAAAACCAATTTTTATAGTCTGCTTTCAATCTTCTATGAGTTTCGCCAACTTTTTGTTTTGAAGTGTCAAGATTATTTTTCTCAACACTTATAAATCTTTTTGTTGGGCTTTGCTCAATGTCAATCGGCTCACTTTTAATTTCTCTGAAAATCTGTTTATTTCTAAGATCAGATTCTTTGATAATTTTATCAAGTTGAGAGATTAACGGATTAAAAACTGATTCAAAGTGTAAAGTAGTTTCGATTGTATCGATGTTCAAATATCCATTGTTATTATTTCTAGCGTATTCTCTGTCTAATTCAGGAAGAATAAGCCCAATAGTTAATAATACTGATTGGATATCTGCCTTGATTTTGGTATTTTTATCTTTACCTACTAACATCAAATCGGAACTTGATATTTCTAAGCTAGATATATATAAACCAATTACAATCTTAGCTACTAAATGACTTGTTTTTTCTTGTATCCATTGAGTAGGAATATCCAAGAAAATTAAGTCTTGATTGTCTTTTACTTGTGAAACTATAGAATTTGAAAATTTACCTATAGAAAAACTTTTATTATAACTGCTAAAACCTAATCTAAAACCTTTCACAAATTCGGGAAAGTTTAAACCTTGTACTAAATTAGAACTTAGTTGATTAGCTTTAGGATTGTTAAGTTTTTCTCTGATATTTTCAATACTGAAATTATCAAGATTCATAGGTAGAAAAACAATTCTTAAGTTTCTTAATGTGTGTGAAATTAATTTCTGAATTGAGACCATTGCAGAGTTAATATCTGCTTGTATCAATGATACATTTATAACCTTAGAATCTAACGCAGAATCTAGGTTCATTTGGTTTTTCTCAATGTTAGTTATTTTCTTCACTGTTGCAGTAAGTTTTTTCACTGCAAATTTCTTAATTTGTTGTGTGTTCATGTTATGACTCTTTTAAGTCGTGAATTGTTCACGACAATTAAGAATCTCACATTTCATATATTCACTTTTTAAAGACCTATAATATCCAACTATTTGTTAACTACTTAATAACAATTCAGTCTTGATATTAACACTGCTCATAATGACAGTTAACAATCACAAAATATTAATCAATGATCATGAATGATAATTAAATATTAACACAACTAAAACACACGATCAACTTTTTTAAAGTTATCATTTCAAGAAATTTAATTAAAAAAAATCTATAGATCAAATGTTCTAAAATTGCTTACCTGACAATTTCTTTCCTTCAGTGGCAGTTGCAGAACATACGTTCTAATTGTTCGGGATTAGGTAGGTGTACGCAATGCGTTAAATAATAAAAAAATAAACGTTTAAAACTTCTAAAAAAAGCAACAAATATATATTAATTTAATGCGTCGTGATCAATTCACGACAAAAAAAAAGGCTTTGCGTTTGCTTTGCTTTTGCGTTGCGAAATTGTTAATTGAACGCACGAACTCTTCACACGTATTCCCTAGCGTCGGCGGGAGCTTGCGAGCGAAGGCGGTAGGGTTTGGAAGGGATGACGTGGGGGTGTGCATACCCTTGACAGAATTTTTTTACAAAAAGGCGTTTCCCAGAGTAGCTTGTGTAAGTTTGAAGGGGCTTGCATAAAAACAGTTGTCAGACCTTTTTATTATGAAAAGATTACAAGCCCCAGTATAGTATAAGTATTCTGTGTAGTGAAGTAAAGCGTTAGGGGGAACGTTTTAAAAGATATTCTCTGCGTTACTATTCTTTTAATAAGTCCCCCCTACCCCCCACTGATTTTCGTAAGAGATAAAAAGTATTCTTTTAAAGATAGTTGCCCCTTCTGAATGAGATTTCTTGTTACCCTTTGCCTAGTTTAACGAGTCCAGATTTGACTTGTGTTTTATACCTTGTAGCCCAAGTTTTGCAATATCTATCTTGCCCCGCTACATTTGTTGTAGGTACTTCACGCAGTTTTTGGTAAGTCAGACGTACGCAATGGAGGTCTGACATTTGCTTATTAGCAAATTTGTAGTAATATATTAATACTATTATTAATATTTTGCAAGGTTTTTGATAAAAAATGGCAATAAACGACTGGAAACCTAAGGTAAAACCTAAGAAAGAATTAGAAAAATTCATAAACTACCTAGAAGAATCAGGAAATATAACAACTTCTGCAAAATTATCTAAAATTTCCAAAAGAACTGTTTATTATTACAAAGAAAATGATGAAGATTTTAGATTAGAATGGGAATCAGCCATGGAAAGATGGTCAGACAAGATGGAAAGTGAAGCATTTGCTTTAATAAACCATCAGTTTGTAGAAAAAGATTACAAATCTAACCCAGCATTGTTGATATTTCTGTTAAAAGGGGCAAAACCCAACAAATATCAAGAGCATGTACAGCAAGATACCACAGCAATGAAGTTGATAGATGAGATAAAAACATTTGCAGTAGAAGAAAAAAAGAAAAGAAAAAAAATAAAAAACCCTGTCAACAAAACGAAAATAAGTAAAGCTGTTAACGAAGCAAATAAGATTTTAAAAGATAAAGGTATCGAATAATGAACGCTGATACTACGACAGCAACAAAATTCGTGTTTGATAAGGTAGGTTACGAGCCAACTAAAGCTCAAGAACCTATAGTTTATTCAGATAAACGATTTATTTTAGTGGCAGGTGGTGAACAAGCTGGTAAAAGTTTGGTAGCCAGTAAGTTTTTACTGTCTAAATGGACAGAAACAGAAGGTCCGGGCTTATTTTGGCTAGTTGCAGCTGATTATGAAAGATCAAGAGCAGAATTTACCTACCTTGTAGATGATTTTGCAGCACTTGGTATATTAAAAAAGGCATCAAAACGTGTAGATCCAGGTAGAATTGAACTTGCAGATGGCACTGTTATTGAAACAAAATCAGCCAAAGATCCCAGAACTTTAGCTATGAGAGCTCCCAATGGTATTATAGGGTGTGAAGCTAGTCAGTTAGACTTAGAAACATTTTACAGATTGCGTGGTAGATGTGCTCCTAAAAAAGCATGGATGTTCTTAGCAGGAACTTTTGAAGGGTCATTAGGTTGGTATCCTCAATTATATTTAGCTTGGCAACACGGCAATGAAACAGAAAAAGCATACTCTTTGCCATCATACACTAATGTGCACTATTATCCGGGAGGAGAAGATGACCCAGAAATTAAAAAATTACAACAAGACTCATCAGACGATTTCTTCAAAGAAAGAATCATGGGAATCCCTAGTCCTCCACGTGGACTCGTATTCCATGAGTTTAGAGCAGATTACCATGTTAGAGAAGTCGAATATATACCGGATGAGCCGGTTCATTTGTGGCTTGATCCCGGGTATGCAGGTGGGTACGCAGTTGAAGTTGTCCAGATTATTGACGACCAAGTGTGCGTTGTTGATGAAATATATGAAAAGAGCCTTATAACAGAAGAAATTGTAGACATGGCAATGGATAAACCATGGTGGAAAGATGTTCGCTTTGGTGTAATTGATGTGGCAGGGTATCAGCATCAAGCCATGTCTGCTCCAGCAGAAGTATGGTTAGACAAAGCTGGGTTGTATATGGCATCACAAAAAGTAAAAATTAATGACGGAACAGAAAGATTAAAGTCTATGTTAAAAGTAGACCCTAAACATCATAGACCTAAACTGGTAATTAACCCTAAATGTAAAGGAGTGTTATCAGAGTTCGGAGCTGCCCCAAATCCGTTTGATGGGCAGACAAGAGTTTATAAATGGAAGACAGATCGAGACGGAAACATAGTTGGCAATCAGCCAGAAGATAAGTATAATCATGGAATTAAAGCCTTAATATACGGGTTGATTGATAGATTTGGGTACAGTCACATAGAAAATATGGATCGAATTAGGGTAAAGAGGTGGTAACTTGGCAAAAAGAATAAAACCAGAAGAAATAATTAATAAAGTTGAAACACATTATGATTCCACAGAACCTTTGCGTTCCAGAATGGAAGAAGATTATTCACTGTACAGATTAGACCCATATGACGCAGGTGACGGATTTCACTCATACACATCTAACGAACCTTCAACTTATGCAGATAAAATAGTTTCTTTTATTGCATCTTCAGAAATGATAGTTAGAATACCCAACATTAGCGAAGACAGAGAGCAAAGAACTAATAATAACATTAAAGAAAGATTTTTCTTAGGAGCATTAAGACATGCAAACGAAAGATTAATAAAACAACTAAAACCATCTATCAAAGCACAATTGTCTTGGTTTATATCACTTCGTGGATGGTACGCTGGTCGTGCTCTAATAATGAAGAAAGACGATAAAAGCTACATTGACATAACTCCTTGGGACCCAATGCACACTTATTGGGGAACGGGAGACGAAGGATTGACTTGGGCATGTTATAAAGTAAAAAAATCTAAAGAAGTTATAGAATCAGAATACAATGTTAAATTAACCAAGAATGATAACTATGAAGATTGGTTAGACGTGTACGATTACTATGACAAAGATATTAACATGGTGGTATTATCTAACGGAAGAGTGGTAAAAAAAGCCACACCGCATGGTTCTCCAAGAGTACCTGTGTTTTTAGGACCTGTAGGAGCAACTCCTATGATTCAAGCATTGAACGACCATGTACCAATAGACGACACAATAGCAGATTATGGCGAATCTGTATTTAAACATAACAGAGACAGCTACGAAAATCACAACTTTATGATGAGTGTGATGCTGGAGCTGACAGCTAGGTCAAGAAAACAAGGTCTTAAAATTACATCAAGAGATGGAATGAAAACTCTAGACGAAGATCCGTATAAAGAAGGCACAGAAATATCTTTGGCTCAAGGCGAAAACATAGAACCATTAGGGTTACTAGAAGCAGCCAGAGAGACTGGAGCATACATGGGACTTGTGTCTGGAGAAATGCAAAGAGGATCAATCCCGCATAGCTTGTACGGAGATATACAATTTCAATTGTCTGGCTTTGCAATTAATACACTTAGACAAGGAATAGACAGTGTGTTGCAACCAAAAATAGATGCACTAGAAGCAGCTTACACAGAAATGTGTATGTTAGTTACAGATCAATACTTAACTGAATCTTTTGACGTTATGGAACTTTCAGGAAGAGATATGAACAGAACTTATTTTAAAGAAGAAATAACCCCGTCATCAATGAAAGATGCGGGAGATATGGAGATAACATTTGTAGGACAACTACCACAAGACGATATGTCTAAGATGAGTATGGCTCAAATAGCCAGAGAAGGTCAAACACCATTGTTACCTGATATCTTTATTAGAGATAAAATACTTGGATTACAAGACACAGATAACATGGAAGACTCCATTAAAGAACAACAAGCAGAAAGGTCACTGCCTGAAGCTGCGTTATGGACTTTGTTGTCTGCGTCAGAAGAAAGAGGTAGACCAGACTTAGCACAATTTTATTACGGAGAGTTAATGCACTTGATGAACCAAAGAACTTTGGAAAGACAACAAGCAGAAATGGCATTACAACAAGCGGAACAAGCACAGCAACAAGCAACATTAGGAGGAGGTGGTGAAGGCATAGGTACAACTGGTGTCCCTCCACAAGTAAGACCTAACGCAATGACCGGAGCTCCTCCGCCAACACCTAACCCACAGGCAGCAGCTTTCGTACCACCCGGAACTCCTAGACCCGGAGCACAAACAGAAGAAGAAAGATTAACTAGAGAAGGCTTAGGACCTGAAGGAGAAATATAACATGGATTTTAACGAAGCATTAAAATTAGCAAGAGAAGGCAAATCAAACACATATATTGTTGAACAATGGTGGCGAAGCCTTGCTGAAGAAAACAATCTTAATCCTGACTCTGCACGAGAATTAGCCACGGCTCAAATGCAAACAATTCAAAAAATAATAGAAGACGAAAAAACACGTTCAAGTCGAGCAAAATCACAAAGAGAAATGGAACAATTAATGCAAGGTGAAACTGACGTTATTTTAGAAACAATGGCTTATCCTTCACTAAAAAATCTTCCTAAAATAGATCTGGTAACAACAGGGCAAGCTCAAGTAGCTAAAGCTATAGCAGAAAGAGGTGGCGGTGGAGCAATTTACAGAAATGTAAAAGGAATAAAAGATTTACCTGAAGAAGTAAGACCAAAAAATATATCTGATGAAGAGATAAAAGATTTAACAGATAGCGGACAAGGATGGTCTGTTTTAGATTTGAATTGGTACACAAAAGAAGAGTACATAGATATTATAAAACAACAAGGCGGAGATGAAGCCTTACAAAAACAAGCCGGAGAAGTTTGGGACAACAATGACGTTGTTAACTACGGAGCTGATATAACAGATATGGGACCGAAGTCAAAAGTAGGTGGCACAGATACAGATACAAAAACAGATACAGACACGCCTTCAGCAGCAGCTGCGGCAGCAGGAGCAGCAGGAGGAAAAGAGACAAAAGAAGCAGCACAACTCGATACCCCCACGCCTTCAAGCGTAGGTGGAATAATAGATACAGGATTAGACTACACAAAGTTAGCTGAATTAGGAATCACTCCTAGTCAACAAGCTAGAGCATTGCCAACTATGTTACAAGGAGGCACAAGCCCGTTTGTAGCTAGAGGGTATTCAAACATTTTACAAAACTATGCAGATATATTCCCAATGCTAATGATAGCAGGTCAAGTTCCTGGTTTTGGATTAGACGAAGGCGTAGAAGCAGGTATGTTAGATGAAAGCGACATGTCTACTTTGGCAAACCCAAAAGCGTTTGCCACTTTTATAAACCAAAAACCTGAAAAAATAGCTAATGATATAAAAACTACATTAGCATTATTAGAAAGTGCAAAAACAGCAAATGCGGCAGACCCTGAATGGGCTCTTAATAATAGCACAACACAACAAGGATTATTGTTAGAATTTTTTACAAACAACCCTGACCAATATAACAGAATTGGCGGAAAAGAATTAGCATTAAGACAAACGTTAGGAAAAATGGGCAAACCTAGATGGTTAGGCGATTTGATTTCTAATCAATTAGAAAAAAAATACAACCAACAATTGTTAATTGATCCTAACAAAATAGCTGAAGCTGGATTTTACAAAAACGCATTTGCTAATTTTACCACAGGCAACACATTACTAGACACTGAAGTAAAAACAGAAGGAATAAAAACAGCCACGTCAGGAGCAAGTCTTACAAGTAAAGATAAAAGTGAAGTAGCGTCAATAACAAAGGCAGGGCAAGGAATAGTACCTGCAACATCTGGATCAATAGATATGGATGCAGCAAATGCTGCAATGACTACGAATACAAGTAACAATACATTTAAGCCTTCCCCTGATGCTAACATGAGTACTTCAGATAAATTCCTCGAGGCAGAATTTAAAGCAATTAAAGAACAAGACAAATTTGATGCACGTAACAACGCTACACCTGCTAAAACATTTGATCCAACTTCAAATATTAATACAGGTTCAGACATTGAACAAGACATACCCGCTGGGGTGACAGGAACAACTTTAGACAATGACAAATCATCTCCAACTTTTGGCATGATGGTTACATATGAAGACGGGGTTAAGACATCAGCGTATAAAATAGATATGATAACGGGACAAAAATTTATGTATGATCCTATGACCGGACTGTTGTCAAGTCAACAAAGCGGTAGAATTGATCCTAATACAGGAGCTACTATGAGCATATTAGGAAATCCTAATAGAATTAACACTGACATTCCCGTGTTAGGAGCTGGCGTAAATAACATGTTTCAGCCATCCGATCCTAATATAAATCCTGTAGCCACAGGACCTGCTCCAACCGCTGCTAGGGCTGCAGAATTAATAAAGTTAGCAGGTATCCCACCTAACCCAAATGCAGCACTAAGCTCTACAGAGCCAAGTTCTCCATTGAATCCAAGTGGGGGTAATCTTGACCTTAACAAACCTAAAACAATAGCAAGCAGAGAAGACGAAGAATTAGATAAATTTTTAGAACAAGGGGAGTGGTTATATTAAATGGGTATGATGAGAGAAGACTTTACACAAGCACAAATAGAAAACCAATGGGAAGATCTTTTTGGAAGATCAGGAATGTCAACTCCTTTAGATATTAGAGCACAAAGAGAAAGACAAAGAACAGCAACTAATCCATTTTCTAGTTTTTTGCCAAGTGGTATGGGAGCAGAGATAGCTGAACAGTTTTTGACAGAAACTCCAGAAGCAGTTTATTACAGCTCTCCTGTAGCAGAAGCATTTACCAGAGAAGGAATTACGGGAAGAGAGTTTGATTTAAGAGGCGGAGCTATGCAAGGAGCAACTCCAGCTAAAGAAAGATTTTATAGACAAAGTTTTTCAGATATATATAACAGATACTTAGGCGAACTAGGAAAACAAGCAAGAGAAGGAGAGTTGCCTACCATGTCATTTAGAGAATACATGGCAACTGACCCGCTAACAACTAGATATCAAGAAATGCTCCCACAAGACAGAGCATATTTTGGGTCGGCATCTACTCAACAATTTGCTCCAAGAACAAGACAAATTTTTTATTAAGGTAAGCTATGACAAACGGACCAGTAACAAGTAAATTCGTACCATCTCCTCCACCATCAAACAGTCAACTTCCAACAAGTCCAAGTGTAAAAAGCGGAGTTTGGAATTGGTTAACTACTCCTTTGGTTTCAGAAGAAACAGCAGATAAAGCTCCGGAATGGATAAGACCATTAGCAAGATTTGGAGCAAAGTATTTTACTGACCCTTTAACATTGGGAATTACTGTAGGAACTGCGGGATTAGGAGGACCTGCGGCATTAGGGCTAAGAACAGCAGCTAGAGGATTACCATCGGGATTAAGAATGGGAGCAAAAATACTAGCAGCAGGTATAGAACCTGTAGCTTACTTGCCAAAAGGCAGAGCTGTAGGTAAATTAGCTCGAGTCAAACAATTAGGATTGGGAGCAAGTGGTGAAATTGCAATAACAGCAGGAGCTGGATTAGGGCAAGAAACAGGAGAAAAAATAGGAGGAACACCCGGAGCTATAATAGGTGGTTTAGCAGGAGGTTTAGCTGGAGCTAGTACATTTGGAATGGGAGCAAGGCGTGTCGGAGCAACCTTACAAGCAGAAAAAATAATAGATAACAATTTAAAAAATCTTGAGAAAAAAACTAACCCACTCTCTGAAACACTAGGAGAAGCAATTGGTCCAGCAAAAAAAGAAATAGAAGTAGAAAGTCAAACAACCATTATATCAGACGTTCAAAACGAATTTGATGCTAGATGGTACGCTAGGGCAGCAAAAAAATTAAAAGATTTTGGAACTTCCAAAAAGTTTGAAGCTATGGCACGTAAACCAGAAGCTCTAATAAGAGGTCTTGCAAAACGTATAGACCCTAGAATTACAGTAAACGGGATTCCAGAATACGCAAAAGTTCTTAGAACAACAGGCGGGCATACTATAGACAATCTTGCGGCACTTATACAAAATTGGCTAAACTCTAAAGGGACAGCAGATACTTTGTTTGGCAATATTGACAGAACCCCGACTTCAAAACATGGGGCAATAACTTCTGGAGACCTGTCACCTGACGCAGTTCCAAAAGAATTATTAGGTGATTTAGATAATATAACATTACAAAACATAGCATCTAATCAACAATTAAAAGAATGGGATGATTATTTGTCTCCGGAAAGAAAAGAGTATTTTAGAAGACTGGCAGAGATAGAAAAGTTTGGATTAGATTATATGAAAGAAAGCGGGATAGATGTTAAAGAAATAAACTTTGACGCATTTGACGCATTTGGAACTAAAGGTTTTACCAAAGCACAAGCAGACGAATTAGGTTTGTCAGCAGAAGACTTGAAAATAATTAATGATACACAATATGCAGGGAGAGGATTGCTTGGAAAATTTGATGCAGAAGGAAACCTTATATCAAAAGGGTTGCAAAGAAAAGACGGGACATCAATTACAATTAACAGAAGAGTTAGCTCAGAGAAAAAAAGAAGCTTTGAATCAGTAATTGATGCAGAACGTGAAGGGTATAGATATATATCATATGACGAGTATGCAATTATAAACTTGAAATCCAGATTAAAACGTGGGTATGACGAACGGCTTTTGAAATGGGCTAGAGAAAATATAAACAACGAAGAACTTGGAGGAATGAAAGGATTAAGAATAACAACAGAAAACGAAGAACTTATAGCAACCATTGATCCTAATACTTTAAAATTGTATGAAGAGTCTATAAGCTCGGCACGAATGTCTGTAAAAATACAAAAAGCATTAAATGCACACTTACAAGGCAAGCCTTTTACTTTGTCAGCTAAAGAAATGAGAACCATCGCTACGTTAAAAAAACAAGATAAAATTTTTGCACAATTATTAGAAGCAAGAGATTCTGTTTTTAACAAAGAAGTAAGAAGTGGAGTAGATAATGTTAAGGGAATTATTAAAAAGTTTTCTACAGAAGTAAATGAAAAATTAAATTACGGAAACAATCCTAAAGTGTTTGCTTTGTATACAAGAGTATCTCAATTAAAAAGATTAGTGGAAAGAGAAAGAAGAAAGCCTAAAGGTATGCAAAGACTTGCTGATCCGTTTAATAAAAACTACATAACTCAATTGGCAGCGAAAGCTAGCAGAGAAGGGTGGGAAAACATTTCAGACGCTGAGTTAGATAAAGCATATCAAACTTTAGCTAATGACAGTAGGTACAGACAGTTAATAGAACAACAGGATGCGTATTTAACAAAAGAAGATTTCCACGGAGCAGCTCAACAATTTGTAACAGACGGAGATGTAAGAACAATAGAAATGGACATAGGCAGAGCATTTGACAATTACGTACCTCAGTCTATGAAAGATGAATTGTCAGTAAATCAAATGGAATATTTAAAAGAAAATATAGATTCTTTTACTGAAAGAGCTGTAAACGAATCAGCTTACGCAAAAAAACAAATAAAAAACCAAAAAGATGCAAATAGGAATATTGGTTACAACTGGGAGTTTAACAAAATTACGGGGTTGTCTGGATATAAAATGAGGATTCCTAAAAAATGGAGTCAAGAACAAATCGACAGAGCAGAAGAAATGAAAGATGACTGGAACAAAATAGATGAAGCTATGCAAATAAATTCTTATTTAAGTAGAATAAATGATTTTAATGCGATACAAAGAACATTAGCATTAGCAGGTGACGGGAGTTTGATAGCAATACAGTTACTTGCACTTCCTTTCACTCACCCTATTATTGCAGCTAAAACAGGGAAAACTTTTTTCGGAGCAGTTTTAAAAGGGTTTTTAAATGGAAGTAATAAAAAAGACCTAGCAGAATGGCATGCTAAATTTATAACAGACAATGCTGATTTAATACAAAGGTTTCCGGGGTTGCAACTTTCTACAAGAAACGAATTTTTTGAAGGGTTAGACCAAAACGGATTTTTAGATTACAGGTTGTTTGAACAAAAAGGTTTTTCAACACTTAAAAAAGGATACAAAGCGTTTTTAACTCCATTTCAAGACGGATTTATAGCAGCACAAGACTTTGCTGGTATTGAAATGTTAAAAGCATTAGAAATAACTTTGCCTCCTAACGCAACTGCAGCAGACAGAAGAAGTTTAGTTAATTTTGTAAACTCTATGAGAGGGTTAAGTGATTCTGCTGCTAAAGGAATATCACAAAATCAAAGAGCTTTAGAATCAGCATTATTATTAGCTCCCAGATACAGAAGAGCAACAATGTCGTTATATGCTTTAGCACTAGACAACACTACTGTAGGCGGGCAACAAGCAAGGAAAGCACTATTAGGACTAGCAGGAGGAATGGCATTGACTACTGTTTCGTTACAAATAATGTTATCAGCTCAAAATGACGAGTCTATTGAAGAGCTGGAATCAAAACTAGATGATATGTTTGACCCTACAAAAGGTTCTTTTCTTATGATTACATTGCCTAATGATATCAAAGTAGGACCGGGATCAAAGTTTATATCTGATTTTAGAATACTAAGCAAAGCAGCAAAAGCAGTTGTAACTGACGAGCCATTACAGGATTACCAAAACTTTTTAGCAGCAGACACAGATAATCCAGGATTAAAATGGGTTCAAGGACAATTAGCATTAGCTCCTCAAACAGCTTTAGATGTTTGGAGAGGAACAGATTTTATGGGAGAACCCATATATAGAGGTGGGCTTGATTTAGACGGCTTGCAAAATTTTGTAGGAACTCCTTTAAAAGAAAACACTTTACCTATATGGTTGCAAGAATTTACAGAGAACAACTCAGGGGTATCATTATCTCCAGAACTAGATATAGGAGGAAGGGCTGTTAGGGCAGCAGGTGAATTTTTTGGATTAAGAACAAACCCTAAAGGCGTACACAATTTATTAAAAGAAGCAGCGTATATACACATGGACAAACCTTGGGACAAATTAATGCCATTTGAAAAAGACATACTTAAATATATGTTAACAGAATCAATAGCTGAAAGAAGAGAAAAACAAATAGAAAGAAGCACTACGGATATACAAATATATTTTAATGAAACTGAAAAATTAAAAAAAGAATTTAACGACACTATGGGAAGGCTTGCAGAAAGTTACGATATCTTTCCTTTAACAGCAGACGGAAATAGGGCTTATAATTTTAGATATCAAAATGAAAAATTTGCTTACAGAAAAGATAAAAACAAATTAGCAGACAACATATTGTTTGAAGAGCAAGACACAGAACATCCTGATCCAAGATTAAGAGCATTAGCACAATATTACAATTTGTTTGACGAAGCAGAAAACGAAGCGGGAGATTTTGTGGGAACTATATTTGAAAAAAACTATAACAAACTTTTTGCAACATGGACACCAGAGCAAAGAAAAATAGTAAAAATGAGTAGATATAAAGATCCGATTGACATGAGAGTTTACAACAGATTAAAAAGAACAAACAGAAAAGAAGCTGCAAGGATAACAGAAGCATGGAATTTAAGAATAAAATATTTTGAAGACATAGGCAGACAAGATTTAGCAGAAATGGAACGGGAAAGATTTTTAAAACCTGTCGTTCCTTTAGAAGATAGGTAATTGACATTTTATTAATAAAGTTATATTTTATATATAGGAGGAAATATGGTAAATGAAAATACTTCGGAAGTACAACCAGAATTAAATATGGTTACCGATACTACGCCTACAACTGAAGCTCCGACAGAAGCTCCGGAAGTAACGACTGTTGACGTACCAGCTGAAGAAACTTCAACTGAAGGGACTGAAGTTGTAGCAGAGCCATCTACTGCGACAACAGAAACTACAAAAGAAGAAACTGATTTAGGTACATATCCATCAACAACTGACACTGGATCAACTCTGCAAAAACAATTAGAAGATCAACAAACAAGAATTGCAGAATTAGAATCAGAAAGGAAAGTTGAACAAGTAAGGTTGCAGTCTGAACAATACAGAGATCAGTTATTGCAACAAGGGTATAGCAATGACCAAGCACAAGCTATGGCATCACAGTATTATCATCAGCAAAACCAAACTGTGCAACAGCAACAAAAGTTTGCACAGGAAAAAGAGTTTATAGAAGGTCAGTACAAGGCTTCCTTGCATTATGGAAAGCAGTACAATGTTGATCCAGAACAGTTGATTAAGTTCAAGACCCCTCAAGAAATGGAAGTTGCAGCACGGCATCAAGCCGAACTTAGGTCACTCAAAGAGGAAAACGCTAAGTTAAAGAAGCAACAAGTTCCTGCACAGAGCTTTGATAATAGCACAGCTCCAGCAGAAGCCAGTTCCAGTGAGGCAAGATTATTGGATCAATATAACGCAGGGGTTCGTAATCCTGACACCGAGGCAGCGGCTCGAAGAGCTGCCGGAATCGGATAAATTTATAAACCTTTAAATAGGAGGAAGTCGTAATGGCACAAACAGCGACAACTGGTAGTTTAGAAAATGCGAGCAAGATTATTATTGCAGCAGCTAGATATACCGAGGAGCATAATGCTCCGGCAATGGCTCTGATAGAGAGCTTTAGCCTTCCAAGTGGAGCTAAACAAGTAACAGTTCCAAAAGTTGGACAGATGACAGTTAGTGATCTGGAAGATGGAAGGGACATTGTTGACGAAGAAGAAATTGGCATGACAACTGTTGACTTAACAGCAGCAGAAGTCGGAGCTAAAGTTATCTTAACTGATAAACTTGTTCGTGAACAACAAAACAATGTAATGACTATAATTGGTAAACAATTAGGTGATGCAATGGCAAGAAAGAAAGATACAGATGTTCACGCATTGTATCCTACTTTGAATGGAAATGAATTACTTGGAGGCTCAGTATCCATGTCACTATCCAATGTTGCGGGAGCAATAGCATATGCAAAAGCAAACAAGTTTGGAAATCAGATTTATATACTTCAGCATCCAAATGCTGTTTT